ACCAAGAGATTTTTATATATTTGGTGATCCAGCAGGAGATCACAGAGTACAAACAGATGAATCAACACCATTTCAAATCTTAAGAGGTAAAGGTATTCATGCAAGACCAGCACCATCTAATGATGTGTTAATAAGATTAGAATCTGTTAATGCAGTATTATCAAGAATGGTAGATGGTGAATCAGGAATACTAATTGATCCTAAATGTAATAATTTAATTAGAGGTTTTGCAGGTGGTTATCACTATAGAAGACTCCAAGTGTCAGGAGAACGATATGATGAAAAACCAAATAAGAATAGATTTTCTCATATACATGATGCTCTACAATATTTGCTATTAGGAGCAGGAGAGGGAAGAGCATTGACTATTGGTAAGAAATCAAATAAACCTATAGTTGCTAAAAGAAACTTTAATGTATTTGATGTTAAACCAAAAAGTGTATATGAAAGGAGAAGATAACTATGTGTGCAGGCCCATTTAAACCTAGTCCTCCACCACCTCCACCTCCAATTCCAGAAGAGGAGAGTGTAAGACAGCAACGAGAAAGACTAAGAAAACAAGAACAATCTGATCGTTCAAAATTAAAACAACAACAGTTTGAAGAAAGAGTTGCGGCTTATACTGGACAAAGAGGTAGAAGATCACTACTTACAGGTAGAAGAGGCGGACAGGGATTTAATGTAAATGTATCATTAATGTCTAAAGATACTTTAGGAGCATAATGGTCGTTGAAGTTAAACCACAATTATTAGATTCAGAAGCATCTCAATATGATGTGCGTGGTCTTCTTAAAAGATATACCCATGCAAAAGCTATAAAAGATTTATGGCTTCCAACATTTGAAGAATGTTATGAATACGCTTTGCCACAAAGAGAATCTTTCTATACTGAAAGTATTGGTAGAAGAAGAACAGATCGTATCTTTGATGAAACCGCAGTAGTAGGTGTACAAGAGTTTGCATCAAGATTACAGTCAGGTATAGTTCCTAACTATGCTAGATGGGCAGACTTTATAGCAGGTACAGAAGTTCCAAAACAAGATAGAAAAGAAGTTGATTTGTTACTAGATGAAGTAACAGAATATGTTTTTGAAATATTACAAAACTCAAACTTTTCTCAAGAAGTTCATGAAACATTTTTAGATTGTGCAGTAGGCACAGGAATCCTTTTAGTAGAAGAGGGAGATGCTGTTCAACCAGTTAGATTTAAAGCAATCCCATTACCACAAATAGTTTTAGATGCAGGTCATGATGACAGGGTAGATCATATCTTTAGAAAAAGAATGATCCGAATGAAAGAAATACAATACGCATATCCAAACTCTATTATGTCTGAAAAGATGAAAATGGATATGGATAAAACACCTGATAGAGAATGTGAGATTATAGAAATAGTTTATAGAGATTATAGAAATACAAAAGAAGAAGAATATAAATTTTGTGCAATAGCTAGTGCATATGAACATAAATTAATTGAACAAACTTTTAAAGGTTCAGGTTCTAATCCTTATATTATTTATAGATGGAGTAAATGTGCAGGTGAAGTTTATGGAAGAGGCCCACTTCAATTAGCACTACCAGCAATTAAAACTGCAAACTTAGTTATAGAATTAATTTTAGAAAATGCACAAATGTCTATCTCAGGAATGTATCAAGTAGAAGATGATGGTGTAATCAATGTAGATAATATTTCTTTAATTCCAGGCACAATCATTCCTAAAGCGGCTGGATCATCAGGACTACAACCAATAGCACCAGCAGGTAATTTTAATGTAAGTGATTTGGTTCTTAGAGATATGAGAACTAATATTAAAAAAGCATTATACAATGATATGTTAGGTACACCTAATGAGAAAACACCTATGTCTGCAACAGAAGTTGCTGAAAGAATGGCTGATCTATCAAGACAAATTGGTGCGGCATTTGGTAGATTACAAGCAGAATTAGTTAATCCAGTTTTACAAAGAGTAGTTTATATTCTTAGAAAACAAGGAAGAATAAAAATACCTGTAGTAAATGGTAGAGAAATAAAAATCAAATCTTCTTCACCATTAGCACAAGCACAACATCAACAAGATGTAGCAACAGTAGATAGATTCTTGGCTATGGTACAAGCTAGAGTTGGCCCACAATTGTTAAATATTTTAGTTAAACAAGATGAGGCGGCTAAATATGTTGCTAAAAAATTAGGAGTGCCTGAAGAATTAATTAGGTCGCAAGAAGAAATGCAAGAAGCGGCACAAAATTTCCAACAGATGATGGCACAACAACAAGGTCAAGGAATGGGTGGACAAGGAGAACCACAATAATGAAACACTTGTTATGCATAAATCTGTACTTGTAATAAGCGATCTTCATATCCCTTATCATCATAAAGATGCTTTTAAGTTTCTTAAAGCAATTAAAAAAGAATTTAAACCTGATACTGTAATTAATATTGGTGATTTATTAGACTTCCATGCAATCTCTATGCATGAACATAATCCTGATTTACCAAGTGCAGGATATGAATTAGATATAGCAAGAGAGTATGTTAAACAATTAGAAAATATATTTCCTGTAGTTACTGAAGTAGATTCAAATCATAGTAGTTTAGTTTATAGAAGAGCATTAAAATTTGGAATGTCAAAACAATTTCTTAAACCTTATGGAGATTTCTTAGGAACTCGTAAATGGAAATGGATTGATGATTTAACTTTAACATTAAGTAATGGAAAAAAATGTTTCTTTACTCATGGAAGATCAGCAGATATTTTAAAAGTTTCACAAACAATGGGTATGTCAGCAGTACAAGGACATTATCATACTAAATTTGTTATATCATATTGGGCAAATCCTAATGATATATTCTTTGGTATGAATGTAGGTTGTCTTATAAATCAAAAGTCACTTGCTTTTTCATACGCAAAAAATTTTCGTACAAGATTTATTATTGGATGTGGAATAATACTAGATGGAATACCAAGATTACTTCCTATGGTATTAGATAAAAAAGGTAACTGGATAGGAGAAATAGTATGAGCGATAAAATAAATCCTGAGTATTATCAGGCTGGTAAATGTACCTGCGGTAAAACATTACAAACTTATGACTATGTAAGACATCTTCCTTATGCAGATGCAACAGCTATTAAGTATATAACTAGACATAGATTAAAAGGTGGTGCAACTGATATTAGAAAAGCAATTTGGTTTCTAAAAGCTATATTGAAAGATGAGTACAAAGAAACTGAGTAAGCCAATTGTTGTTGGTGATAAACGATATTATAAATATCTTATCATATGGGAAGACATTGTTGGTGATTCTACAATATCAAACTATGATGAGTTTTGTAATATGAGTTGTGCTTTAATACACACAGAAGCATATATATTTAACAAAACACCAAAGTATGTTTTATCTTTTGGTAGTTATCAAAATGAGGGAGGAGAGGTAGGATTTGGGGATAGAAATATTTACCCTAGAAGTGTTATCAAAAAGATGGTAAGGATATAAAATGAAATCAGAACAAAATAAAGCCCTGATTGGATTGGATAACTTTAAACGAGGTTCTGAAGAAGAGCAAAAACTAAACACAATATTTGAGTCTGTTTTTACTTCTCCAAATGGTGCGTTAGTTCTCCAATACTTAAGGCAAATAACAATAGAAACTGTTGCTGGATCAGAAGTATCTGACAACACTCTAAGACATTTAGAGGGTCAAAGATATATCGTAGGCTTAATTCAGCGAAGAGTTAATAAAGGTAAAAGCCAAAAAATAGTAAAGGAGAAAATGAATGAGTAGTGAACAAATACAAGAAGCACCTAAGACAGAAGAAGTAGCACAACAACCACAAGAGAATGTTTCACAAGAAACAACTCAACAACCAGCTACTACTACTGAACCTGTAACTAGACCTGAGTATATTCCTGAAAAGTTTTGGAATACAGAACAAGGTACAGTTAATATGGAAGAGTTTGGTAAATCATATACTAACCTAGAAAAATATGTAGGTGGTAAAAGAGATGAGTTAAGAGATCAGATTGTAGATGAATTGCAACAAGAAGCAATTGCTGAAAGACCTGAATCAATTGACAAATATGAATTACCTAAGTTACCTGATGGAGTTACTGAAGAAATAGTAAATACAAATCCAATGACAGAATGGTGGAGAAACTTCTGTTATGAGAATGCATATGACCAAGAAGTATTCCAAGATGGAGTAAATAAATATGTTGATATGTATGTAGGTAACCAAGTTAATATTGATAGTGAAAAAGAAAAACTAGGAGAAAATGCTGATGCAAGAATAGATGCAGTTAATAGTTGGGCATCAACAATATTCTCTCCTGAACAATATGAAGCTGTATCAGCAACACTTGGACAATCAGCAGATGGAATAGAAGCATTAGAAAAAATGATGAATATGAATAAACAAACTATTTCTAATGCACAAAACTATACACAACCTGAAAGACCATTAACTTTAAATGATGTTCGATCTATGATGAAAGATAGAAGATACTTTGATCCAAAAGAAAGAGATGAATCTTATGTGAGAAAAGTTGATGAGGCTTTCTCAAGATTGTATCGTGGATAAATTAATTGTAGAAAAAACAATACCCGATCATTGTTTTGATCTTGCCCCTAGACTTAAATCTATTGATAGATATGAATTAGGAGTTTGGGGGCTTGATCCATTACAAGCATTACTACAACCATTTAGATATACACGATCTAATGTACATTCATTCACAATATTAACCGAATCTAAACAAGAAGTTGTTGCAATATTTGGTGCTGTACCTGTTAGACATAACCATAAAATCGGCACAATTTGGTTTTTATCCTCAGATTTATTAGATAAAAATTACTTATATTTCCTTAAAAGAAACAAGAAATGGCTTAGATATTTAGAAGAAAACTATGTATTTTTGTCTAATTATATAACAGAAGAACATACTAGAAGCATTAAATGGTTAAAATGGCAAGGCTTTAAATTTTCTAAACCTCTGCTTGTAAAAAATGTTAAAGTGTTGTATTTCTATAAACGAATACAAAATTGTATTCAAAATGGAATGCAACCTGTTTTGAATGAAATCGGCCCAGTCTGGAGAACCGAGTTAAGCCAAAAGAGATAATTGCTTAATTAATAACAACAACAAAAAAGGAGGCAACTATGAGTACATCTATTTCAACTGCCTTTATTAAGCAGTTCGAATCTGAAGTTCATATGGCTTATCAGCGTATGGGTTCGAAATTGCGTAATACTGTAAGGCAAGTAAATAATGTAACTGGTAACCAAGCGAGATTCCAAAAAGTAGGAACTGGTTCTGCTGTGTCTAAAGCTAGACACGCTCAAGTTCCAACTATGGACATATCGCACTCAACTGTTGATGTTACACTTTCAGACTTCTATGCGGCTGATTATGTAGATCGTTTAGATGAATTGAAAACTAACATTGACGAAAGACAAGTCCTATCGCAATCTGCGGCGGCGGCTTTGGGTAGAAAAACTGACCAAACTATCATTGATGTTTTGGATGCAGGTTCTAACGCAAACAATATCGCACATGGTTCGGCTGGACTTACATTAGCTAAATCATTAAGTGTTTATGAAGCATTTGGTGAAGCTGATGTTCCTGATGATGGACAAAGATACTTTGTCGTATCTCCTGCTGGATGGGCTGATTTATTATCAATAGATCAGTTCTCAAGAATGGAGTATGTTGGCGAAGCAGACTTGCCATATGCAGGTGGTCTAACAGCTAAAAGATGGCTTGGGTTTATGTGGTTCACACATTCAGGTTTATCTATATCTGGAACAACTAGAGAGTGTCACGCATTTCACAGAAGTGCTGTAGGTACTGCTATGGGTTCTGATATAAGAACTGAAATCAACTACATACCTGAGAAAGTCAGTAACTTAATAACTTCGTACATGAGTTTGGGATCAGTAATGATCGATAACAATGGTGCGATAAAAGTACAAATAACAGAATAGGAGAACAAATATGGCTTATTCAGCATCTAACTTAAAAAAAGTAGCTGGTGGTTCAACAAGTATCTTCTATTATGATACTGCTGACGCTATCGGTACTGTTGTTACAAGTGGTTACTTCAACAATGCATATCTTGAAGTTAAGCAACACGATATTATTATCTGTGTTTCTTCAACTGGAGGTGCGCAAGCTGTTGATGTTCTAGTAGTAACAAGTGCTACTGGTGCAACTACTGTTACAACAACTAATGGTACATAACCAATAACAATGTGGGGGGAGGGATTTACTTCCCCCCATATTTATTATAAAGATTAAAAATGGCAGATAGTAAATTTGATATATGTAATAAAGCATTGGTATTAGTAGGGGCTAATACAATTACCAGTTTTAGTGAAAATACAACAGAATCCAAAGTAGCAAATAACTTATACGAATCAACTTTAGAAAATTTAATTACAAGATGTAGATGGAGATTTGCATCTAAACAAAAACAATTAAGTAAAAATTCAACTAACCCTGATGCAAGATATGAATCATCATATGCATTACCAAGTGACGCATTAATTATCCACACAGTTACAGTAGGTGATGATGTTATTAGATATGATAGATATGGACAAAATTTATTTACAGATACTACATCTAGTGATACAGTAATAGCGGATTATACCTTTCAACCTAGTGAAAGTGATTTTCCTCCATATTTCAAACAGACGCTAGTTTTCGAACTAGCGTCTTTATTCGCAGGTGCAATAGCAAGAAACGATCAGTTATCAGAATTATATCACAAAAGAAGTATTGCTCAGTTAGCAATTGCTAAAGCAATAGACTCTCAAGCACAAACAACAAGAAGAGTAGATGTTAATAGATTTAGAGATAACAGAAACAGAACTGCATTAAATAACATAACTGCTGTATCTCCATAAGGATGAATAATGGCAAGACAAAGAGTACATCAAGCTAGTTTTTTAAGTGGCGAACTTGATCCAAAAATATTATCAAGAGTAGATTTAGCGGCTTATGGTCAAGGACTTAAGAAAGCTAGAAATGTTATTCCATTAAATCAAGGTGGCATTGAAAGAAGAGGTGGTACTCTTTATAGAGCAGACTTAGGACAAGCATCAAGATTAGAAACATTTATCTTTAATCAATCACAAGAATATATATTTGCTTTTCAAAATACTCAGTTAAAAATTTATTCTACTAATGGAACATTATTACAAACTATAACTGGATGTGCATGGACTACTTCAAACTTATCTGAATTAAATTACACACAACAAGGTGATACTATGATTGTAGTACATGAAGACTTTGTACCACAAATCATTCAAAGAACTGGAGCAACAACATTTACTAAATCAGCATTCAGTTTTAAACAAAGTCAAAATGGAGCAGATACATATCAACCTTATTTTAAGTTTGCAGATGATAGTATAACTTTAGATATAAATACTACAACTGCTGGAGCAGGTGTAACTTGTACAACATCTTCAGCATATTTTACCTCTTCTTATGTTGGGATGAAACTAAGGTATCATGGTTCGGAATTAACTGTTACAGGTTACACCTCACCTACTGTAGTTACTGCTACATTAGAAAAAGATATTGAAATAGAATTAGATGAAGACCCTTTTGCAACACAACAAGGATCAGGTGTAGTTAAAGTAACTCATGTTCAACATGGTTTTAGTACAGGAGATTCCATTACTATTAGTGGAGCAGAAGATATATTTGATGATACAGGAGCAGGATTAGCACAAGGAAATCTAAATGGAACTTTTAGTATTACAGTAGTAGATGATAATCATTATGAATTTACTGCGGCGGCTAGTGATACTGCAACTGAATCTGTAGATGGTGGTGGTGTTAGAGTTGTTATTTCAGGTCATCCACCAACAACACAATGGGATGAACAAGTATTTAGTAGCGTTAATGGTTTTCCTAAGACTGCATCTTTTCATGAACAAAGATTATTTTTTGGTGGAGTAACAGCATTACCTGATGGAATACAAGCAAGTAAGGTAGCAGACTTTTATAACTTTGATGTAGGTGATGCAGAAGATTCTGATTCAGTACAAATACAAATTGCTTCAGATCAAATTAATGAAATAAGACATATGGTATCTTCTAAAGTTTTAGAAATATTTACTAACACAGGAGAGTTTTTTTTAAAACCACCAGTATCAAAACCTATTACACCTACTGATATTCAAATTATTAGACAATCTAGTTTAGGTACACAATTAAAAGGAATGCCAAAAAGATTTGATGGTGCTACAATTTTTATTCAAAACAATGGTAAAACAGTAAGAGAGTTTTTTTATAATAGTGGTACAGAAGATTTTAGTTCTAATTCTATTTCACTTTTATCTTCTCATTTAATTTCATCACCAACAGATAACGCAACTATTACTTCTCTTGGAGATCGAACAGAACAATTTTATATGATTGTAAATGATGATGGAACATTAGCTATCTTTACATCTCAAAGATCAGAAAAGATTGCAGGATGGATGCTATGGACTACTGATGGTCTTATAGAATCAGTAGCATCTACTAGCGATACTATTTATGTTGCAGTTAAAAGAACAGTTAATAGTGTTGATTATTATAATTTAGAACAATTCTCATCTACATCTTTTGATTTACCAACTGATTGTTCAGTTACTAAAACTGTATCAGGATCATATCAACCACATGGAACACCATTAGTAAATGGTGCTTTTACTTCTGTAACTACTTTTATAGCAGATGGATTTACTAATGCTCCTAGTCAAGGAGAAACATTCCAGTTTGGAGGAGCAGGAACAATCTTTACAATACAATCTGTAACTGCAACTGCTAATCTAAATGAATACACAATTACAATAAATGCTAATTCAACTCAGTCAGATAACACAGCATTACAATTTATTACTAGCAAAGTATTCTCAGGATTAAATGCAACTCCTAATTTAATAGGTAAAACTGTATATGGAACTTCAGGATCAGAAGAGGGAGGAACTATTAATTATTATGGTGATGGTGTTGTTAATAGTAATGGTGTAGTTACTTTTGATACTCCAGCAAGTGCAATAGATATTGGATTAGATTATACTATTACACTTCATACTCTACCTATAGATGCAACAATACAAGGTGGACAATTAACAGGACACCCTAGAAAAATAGGTAAATCTGTCGTAGAGTTATCTTCAACTTATAATTTAAAAATTAATTCAAATGATGTAGTAATTGTTAATCCAACTTTAAATACAAGTGGATTACAAAGTTTTACAGGAAAGAAAGAGGTATATACATTGGGATATAGTTTAGAACCAAATTTAGAAATACAACAATCAGCACCTTTACCATTAAGAATATTAGGTATAACAACTGAGGTATATTACTAATGTGCGCTCCAGTTATATTTACAGCTATGGGTGCAAGTGCAGGTACAGCCGCTACTCTTAGTGCTGTATCTTCTATAGGTCTTATTGCTGGTACTACTATGATGAGCGTTAATGCTCAAAAACAACAACTTGCTTATCAAAGACAACAAGCAGAGTTTCAAAGAAAACAATATCAAATGCAGGCTCAAGCCGCAGATTTAGAAACTTTACAATTAGAAAATGATAGAAAAAGAAAATACTTAAATCAATTATCTTCTAATAGAGCATTACTAACTAAAATGAATATTACTACAGACTCTCCATCTTATCGTGCTTTCTTAAAAGCTAATCAAGAAACAGTTAAAAAAGATTTAACTAGATTAAAACTACAAGGTAAAGAAAAACAATTAGCGGCATTATATGGCGTACAACAAGCTGATATATCAAGAGGTGCGGCAGGTGCGGCTTATAAAGCTGGTGTTGCAACTACAGTAGGTAGATCGCTATTAGCGGCTAGACCAATCTTAGGAGAATTAAGTTAATGGCTTTAAAGAAAGAACAAAATGAATTTAACTATTCAGAAAGAATAGGAGTCAATAGAGGTGGTGGATTTGAGTTTGCCGCAAGAGTAGCAGGTCAAACTGCTAATGCTTTAGATAGTTTAACAAGTCAATATGCAGATCAAGCCTTACAAGATTTAAAAGTATTTGGAAAAAAAGTAGGAGAAGATGCGGCTGAGAATGCACAGTTTAGTAAAAAAGAAATTACTTATACTGATCCAATAACTAAAGAAACTAAAACTCAATATATTAATGGGCCAATTCCTACATTTAAAGCAACAACAAAAACAATGGCAGAAGCCTATGAGAAAGAAATTTATAATAAATATACTAAAGAGGTACAATCAAATATTGATACAATTATTTTAGAAGAACGAAGAAATGTAATTAAAAGTATTAGAGAGAATAAAGGTGGTACTCCTGATGATTTTGATGCTGTAGTTAAAGCAAGAGTAACTCCTATATTAGAAAATTTAGAACCTAAGTTTAGACAAGTAATAGAAACATATACAGAAGATACAAGACAAGGACATTGGTATCAAGTAGCAGATGAAAAAGATAGACAAGATATTAAAATTAATAATCTAAATTATGATACTAATATTAGTAATTTATCTGAAGAAGTAGAAACTGCTTATATAGGTGGTGATGCAACTTCTATTGCAGTTAAAGAAAAAGAAATTAAAGATTATATTGAAACTTCAAAAGCAAGAGGAATTGATAAAGCAGTTACTCAAGGAGATCAATTACTTAAAACATTAGAAGATTCTAAATCTGTTTATAAATTATTAAGTGATTTAAGTATTAAAGATTTAGATGCGGCATCAGGAAGTAAATTAAAAAACTCAATTGATGATTTTAGAAAGGTAGAATTAGTATTAAGAAATGGTGCTGGTAGTGCAACATTAAGTACAGGACAAGTTATTACTGCGGATCAATTAAGACAAGACTCTAACTTTAATGAAAAAGTTTTAGAGAATGCAAGAATAAGAGTTACAGGAATTATTAGTAACTTAAATAGTTTATATACAGAAAACTCTAAAGGTTTTAAGAATGCACAATTTGTTGGTAATAATTTAAAATCAGCATCATCAGGAACAACTCCATACTGGGGTAATAGTTCAGCAAAAGAAAAAAGAGAAGCAGTAGATTCCCCTGATAGTCAAACATTATTATTAAATTCATTTAAGAAACTAGACCCATCTATAGCAGAAGTAGATGACTCTACAATATTATCATCAGTAGGTTATGCAAAGTTTTTAATTAGAACACAAGGAACATTAAATACTTTTTGGTACAATAAAATTAATAATGCTTTTGAATCATATAACCAAGCTGATATTCAAGACTTAAATGCAAATTCATTATTAAGCGGTATTACTTCAGGAGTTATGACTTTTAAAAGAGATGATATGGTTTCTACTATGGAAGTTAATAATGTAAGAATGTTAGACTTTAATGCAACTACACAAGGTAAAATGTTAATGCTTCAACAAGTATTAACTTATAATCCTAATTTAGAAGAAGCAATTACAAAAGTTAAAAATCATTATGATAAGTTTGAACAAGAGGGAGGACAATCATTATCTCAAGCTATTAGTATGGCATCAGGAAAAAAATATAAAGTTAGTGATATTGATATGCAAATAGCACAACATATGGAAGATAAACTTGATAAAAAGTTTTTTGGTGACGCATTATACTCAAGTCAATTATTTAATCAAGTTAAAAGAGATGTACATACAATGATAGTAGATGGAGGATTACCATTAAGAAATTTAAGTGATGTTAATAAACTTGTAGAATCTTCAATGGCTTATGTACTAAGCGGACAAACAGGTTATGGATATTCTAAATATACATTTAGTAATTTTATTAATCAAAAATTAGATTCAGGAGAATATGGTTCACAACAACATTTTGTTTTACATCCTGCTGAACAATACTATGGATTACCTTTAGAAGCTGAAGATCAAAAAGGATCGTGGATGACAAATTCTATTATGACTAAAGTAAAAGAGTCTGAAGAATATGATAAATTTATAAAAAATTTTAGAGAAAAAGATGTGCAGTTTGGAAATAATATTAAATTACAATCTGCTGGTTATGAAGTACCACCTAAATATTATATTGTATATGTAGATAATGATGGCAAACCTGACATTCTACAAGACAAAAATGGTTTCCCTATGATCTATGATCCTAATCCTGAATTTGTAAAATTACGAACTGAACAACACGATAGTGATGATTGGAAAATACATTTAGAAGAATTGAAATCTAATAGAGAAACTGAAATGAAAAGATTAGAAGATATGAGTACAGGAACACAAAGAAGAAAAGAAAGAAGAGATAATCCTCCTAAAATAGAATTTAAAAAAGTTAATATGGGATTAGATTATTTAGATGTAGATGAAACAGATTTATTAGGTACAGAAGAAGAAAGAAAACCAAAAGTAACAGGAGGCGGTACTAAAGCAAGATACGAAAGAAGAAAGCAGAATAAATAATGGAACCAAAAAATACACCATTAAGATATAATACTGAACCTACTGAAGATCAATTAACAGTATTAAAAGATGTTTCCGCACAATATACAGGATTACCACATGATAGAGTTAGACCTTTTAATTATGATGCAGGATTTGTATCAGATGTAAAAGATGAGTTTGCACTATCTTGGTTAGGTCAATTAATACATCAAGAAAGATATGATGATGGATTTCAAAATAAACCAATTGATTTAGACTATGATCCATTTGATCCTGAGAACTTAGCAGGATTTGAAGAATATGCTTCTGCTTTTAAATATGTAAAAAACAAAGAACATCATGAGTTTATTAAAGATAAGATTACTTTAAACAATCAAAGAAGATTTAGATTAGAGTCAAGTGATAGAAGTATCTTACCAGCTTTAGTTGCAGGTCTTGGTGATCCAGTAAATTATATCCCAATACCTTTTGTTAAAGGAATAGGATTTGGTGCAAGATTTGTAAAAGGGGGAGCTGTAGCGGCAGGATTAGTTGGAGCAACAGAACCTATTAGAAGAAGTTTAGACCCAACATCTAGTAATATAGAAACAGCAGGATATTTAGGAGGATCATTTTTATTAGGTGGTTTATTCACTGGTGCATTTGGAAAAAGAATTGCTAGTGAAACAATACAAAAAAAAGGTGGAGTAAAAGAATTATCAAATAAATACTTTACATCATTTCATAAAACTGAGGGTAGAAAAACTTATGAAGCAGATGGTTTTAATTATAAAGTTGGAGATGATAACTTTAATACTAAAGTTAAAGAAGATGTTAAAACAAATAAAACAGAAAATGGTAGATATAAACCAGTACATTTTCAAAAAGGTACTAAAGGAAAAGATGATGTTTTAGCAGTAGATACTTTGTATTTACG